GTTCATTTGATGGTCATCGCGCTAATCATAGATCTAATGTACAGGAAACTTACATTGCTGAATCTATGAAGAAGCGTGGAGTAATTGTCAAACATGGTGCTCCAGTTATGAAAGGCTGGGAACCATGGCATATTGCTCTTAATGATATGATTCATCCAGTTGTTAAATTGGACAATAATGTCCTAAATGACTGTGTTGAATCATATTATGCTGACATCATCAGTGGTTTATCTCAATCTGATTGGGATGATATCATGGTTTATGATGATGTTACCACTTTGAATGGTGCACCAGGTGTTGCTTTCGTTGATAAAATTAACCGTAGCACCAGTGCTGGTAACCCCTGGAAGAAGACTAAGAAGAATTTTCTTAGACCTATTCCAGCTTTAGAGGGTTTATCTGAACCAGTTGAATTCACAGAAGAAATCATGGATCGTGTTCAAGTTGTGATTGATAATTATCACGATGGAAAACGATACATGCCTAATTTCTGTGGTCATCTGAAGGATGAAGCCACTAAATTTGCCAAAATTGAGAAGAAGAAGACACGAGTCTTCACAGGAGCACCTGCTGATTGGTCTTTTGTTGTGCGTAAATATCTCTTATCAGTGATTAGAGTTATGCAGAACAATAGATTTATCTTTGAAGGTGCTCCGGGTACTAATGCTGCTTCCCGTGAGTGGGAAAACATTCGTACCTATTTAGTGCAATTTGGTGAGGACCGTATGGTTGCTGGTGATTATGCTGCATTTGATAAATCAATGCCTAGTACAATTATTTTAGCTGCTTTCGATATTATCCGTCGCTTGTGTAAACAAGCAGGATATTCTGAAAGTGATTTGAAAGTTGTTCAAGGTATTGCTGAAGATACAGCATTCCCACTAGTTGATCTTAACGGTGATTTGATTGAATTTTATGGAAGTAACCCATCTGGACATCCATTGACTGTTATTGTCAATGGTTTAGCTAATGCTCTCTATATGAGATATTGCTATGCTAAATTAAGTCCTGAAGGCAATGCCAAAAAATTCAAGAAGCATGTAGCTTTGATGACCTATGGTGATGATAACATCATGGGTGTGAGTGAAACTACAAATTGGTTTCATCATACTTCTATAGCTTCAGAATTATCAAAGGTTGGTATTACATATACCATGCCAGATAAGAAAGCTATTAGTAGGCCTTATATGTCTATATC